GTAACCTATGGATAATATCATCTCAGAAGAAGATATTCTTAAAAAAATCTTTGTTTGTTTTAATAGACCGAAAGATCTTACAAAATTTTATGCTGTGGTTGATCCTACGATATGGAAAAACGAAAAGCCTGAATTTGATTTACCTAAAGATAAAGATCTAATTTGGAGTGAACCTTTGAATGGAGTTTATTTAATAAACCTTCCTCTGATGAGTATGTTTAAAACAAAATTAAACGGTATAGATGAACTGTTTAGAGAAATAGTGGATTGCGGATTTAAAATAGACTCAAAGAGATTTTCTGTACCAAATAAATCGAAATTAGTCGATATAGTTAAAGTCATAGACAAGCCTTCGCTTGCTATAGTGTGTATGTTTTCTCCAAAAGGTTTTGTCACCTATTGGGAGCAATTTTTAATTGATACTCTGCTACCTGAAGATGTAGCTGTGGATGTTGTTGTTGGGGACAACACCAACAAAGAAGAATTTAAAACTTGGTTTAATGGTTTCAAGGAAAGAATGTCTGAGAAGTATAGAAGCATACATAGAATAGATCTTGGTATTCCTCACAAGGCTGAAGATGATATGCACTGTGTGGAAATAAACAGACATGGGCATATAGCCAGAACTTATTCTAAACTACTCTCTCAAATTGTAGATAGCTACGACTATGTTCTTACAATAGAAGACGATATGGAGCCCACGCAAGATGGTCTTGTGCTGTTATATAATCATATAAAAACTCTCGAAGATAACAGTGTAAAAGCTGCTGCAGTAGCCGGCTACTATCCACAAAAGATGGATCCTACAACTGCGTGTATCAGCTTACAGTCTAAAGTATGGGGTAAAATTCCTAAAATAAAAAACGTGAAGCCGAAGCTATTCAAAGTAGAAATGCAAGGCGGAGGATTCACACTATACGACACTAGAGCTATTAAAAAAGTTCTTCCATATAGGCTAGTGTTCAAAACACTTTCAGGTAATTTTTACATGACAGGTTGGGATGGATATATCGGAGAAGAATGGTCTAAGCTTGGATGGAAACAATACTGTGATGGATCGTTATTGTGCAGGCATCACTTTTAACAAAGCGCTATAGAAATATTATAGTGTTCTCGATTTTTTTGCGCAGATTTGCTATGATGATAGTATGCCGCAAAAAGAAAGAGAGTATCTTCCTGAAGACTTCGACGCTTACAGGTATCAAGAGCTATATCCTGATCTAAAGGATATGGATTCTTTTGCTCTAGAAGAGCATTATCTATATTTTGGGCAAAGAGAAGGAAGGGCTTACAAGCTTGAGCTGCCTCTAGATTTTAATGCGCAAGTGTACAGAATTAAAAATCCTGATCTAGCAGAACTATCAGATAAAGAGCTAGAGATACACTATTCTTCTTTTGGTGTTCTAGAAAACAGAGAATATTCTGACGTATTTTTTGATGAGCTGTTCTTTAGAGAAAAGAACAAAGTTAACTCTGATAACGCTTACTCGGCTTACGTTAGAGATATTAGACAAATAAAATCTCAAGAAATACAAAGGCTTGTAGATTCAGTGACTTCAAAAAAATTTGATATAGTACTGGTAAATCACAACAGCACTATAAACGGAGCTACTCACTCGTTATACATAATGGCTAACGAGTTAAAGAAAACCTGTAGAGTTTTGATACTAGATGTACGAGCGCAATCAGAAGAGCTTTACACAAAATACGGACTAGAGCCGACTGACTTTATCTACTATTTTGGCGATCCTACTTTTCTCTACTGGTTATGTACGAAAATAACTTCTAAAAAGATTTTATTTAATTCTGCTAATTTTGCAATGAGTCAAGTTGTACGGTGGCTTCCTAGAAATAAGGTGGTTCTGTTCAGTAGAGAAATAAAAGAGCATTACACTAAAACAATGCCATATTCTCCTGACTTTGTGATTACCCAAGATATAGCTCAGACGTATAAAAATAAACCTAAAGTACAGACACCTATACTACCTGGATTTATCAAAACAAGCATTGACCTGGATTATGCGAGATCTGTTGATGTGATGAATTTAGACTTATCGAAGATTACGTTGGGTATGTGTGGCAGCATAGGCGCCAGGAAGAACACCGGACTTTTCCTAGATGTTGCTCAAAGTTTACCTGAATACAATTTTGTGTGGATTGGAGGGCACGAAGATTTAGGCACAAATCTTAAAAACGTGCATCACATCAAAGAGGTAGTCTACCCGTATAAGTATTATAAATTGCTAGACTGTTTTGTTTTGTTTAGCGAACACGAACCATTCGGTAACGTAGTCATTGAGAACTTATATCTCAACAATAAGGTACTCACATTCAGGGACAACATATACTACGACTTTAAAGACGAGCTAACTAAAAATAACTATTTTGAATACCCTGGCAAAATATCTACAGCTACAGCAATAAAGCATATTTTGACGCATGCCGTAGCTAAAAAAGAAACTACACACAATTATATGCAGAGCAGTGCGTACAGGTATGTGGTTAATAATTTTACAGAGTATAAGGAAGATTTCTTAAAAACACTACTAGCCTCTAAATAAATATGACTAGCTCTAATTTATTCAAACTATTGATATACGGACAAAACGCTAACAACATCTCTAAAGCGTTTAATGCAACTGGCATTGCTTGTGAGAGCTTTGAGCCTCCAGGTAATCTGAAGAATGCAGGTATTTGCTATTTTAAACAAACGCTAGAATCCTCGAATGCTCAATATGTTGTAATATCTTGTTTTAATACAAATCAATTCTTAGACGCTGTAGAGTTACACGAATGCTTGGATGCTATGCTTTTGCTGTCTAAACAAAACATGTGTGTTCCGGTTTTACTTACATTAGCGCATCTGGATATGACGGACAAAAAGTTAAAATATTTAACCAATTTAAAAGCGTACGCCTCAAGGAATAATTTGCTATTGGTAGAATCAGCGGCTAGTGATTGGGTTGCCGTTGCTTCGAATATAAATAGCAAGATTGCCGAATATGCGTCGAATGGAGAATTTAAAAATATTAAATACGATGCTCCTTTGGGTAAGGTGTTTTCAGACATTCAAGAGTTGAGTGTGGAGCAGGAAGCAACGGCGGTTGAGATTGTGGGTAACGGTTTGATACTTGGCTTTGAATTTAACTCAGCTGCAAAATTTACTTCCACTCATGTTTTACATAACAAGACAAGAGAGAATGAGCGACATGGTAAAGGGATCAGTTTTATTAATGGAGGCAGGTTTGTAGACAGCTACAAAGTTACATTTGAGCCTATGCTCGAAGAACAGAAGATTGAAGTAAAAAAGATTTTTTACAAAGGCACAATCTCAAATGTTCTCGTTAACGATTTACCCTGTCAAATCTCTTTTGAACAGCCTCCGGTTAAGCTCGGGTTCACTAACAATGCTCCAAAACTTGTACACCAAATAAACGAGAACAGAGCTAAGGTTTACAACTGGTGCACAGCTAATCTGAATAGAGTAGAAGATTGTACATTATTCAACCATAAAGGTAAGAATGTAATTGTGATATTCTCTTCATCTGACCGTCCGTATCTTACAAATTCAAAAAAGCAATACTTACAAGAATTAGCCATTGCTTGGAAAGCTGATTTGCAGATCATAAACGATCCTTTGAGTGTGCTTACAGAAGAGCAGGTTGCTGAGGCAACAGCCTACGAAAGCCGTAGGCCTAACATATTAAATTATGTTTGTAAAATATTGGTAGTCTATAATGCCCTAGCTGTATATGACAGAGTGATGTGGCTGGATGATACAAACGTGATATCTCCATTTGCTCCTAATCTATTCAATGTTGTACCTGCTGACGCATTAGGTGCTTTGGTTATACCTAGAGAGTCCGGGTTAAACGATGCTCCTCACGACTATCGATATATTCTAAAAAATAGGGATACATACATCGATGACATCTACTATAACACCGGAGTAATGGTTATCCCCAAAATATACAGAAACATATTCAGCTTTGAAGCTGTATCCAGGGATGCAGATTTATTCCAGAGCCCATACCCTACTCAGTGCTGGCAAAATTATTTGATGAAGGTGCATAACTGTAATGTTTACGACATCAGCTGCATGTATAACATGATGCCTTGCTGCTATCACTTTGACAGAACTTATAACGAGGTCTCAGATCTTAGGTATCTGTATAGTGAATTCCTAAAATACCATATAGTACATTTTACTGGATTTCACAAACATAGAGAGATGTTGCATGCACAGTTTTTAGATCATTGCGAACGGACGTTTAACCAGAAAATCACAATTGTTATCATGAACTTTAAACGGTCAGATAACATAAAAAACCACATCTTGCCATACTATGACAATATAATGGCGGTAGGGCAGATAATACTGGTGCATTGTTTAGAGTCTACCGTATTTGAGTATGACTCACCAAAAGTTCAGCACGTTTACGAGTGGGAAACAGACAAAGAGTACGGTGTATTTACAAGATATATAGCGGCTAAAAAATATACTAAAAACAGATGCGTGTTGTTCACTGACGATGATGTCATTCTGCCAGCAAAAACACTGTCGATGGTCTATCAGAAATGGAAAGAAGATCCGAGGAGAGTTGTTGGAGCTGAAGGTAGACGCATATATAAGGATTTAACTACAGGTGAGTACCAATATAAATCAGTAGCTTATCACGGTGATGTAGATTTTCTTCTTACTAGCTGTTGTATGGCTTCATACGAAAACATACTTGCAGCATGTAAACAAGAGCCAATTATGGGCAATTATAAAAACACTACAGCTATAAAATGGAACGGTGAAGACATGTTCTTATGTTTGACTGCTAGTGTGTACCATGACATTAAATGCTATTCTGTAGATTCTCCAATAATGTCGTTAGATGAGGGCAACCACACAATCTCCAGAGTTAGCTCGCATATAGAAGAGCGTTGCAGATTTTTAAATTTGTTTTTTTCTCGTTACGCCTCTGTTTCTACGTTTAAGCCGATTGAAATTCCTGTAAACGTCACTACAGTCAAAAAGTCTAAAGAAATTTTATCTTTAGGAAGCATGTGTTGGACTAAAATGATGCTTAAAAAATATCACGAACAGGAGTCATTTCCTTTCGATTCTATAGACAGCCGCACAATTAATAATGTACAAACCGTCATCAAAGATTTACTAGAAAACAAACTAGATTATGAAAAATTTGTAATATTTGATCAAAAGAATTACAACCACTACGGTTTGAGATTTCCTCATCATAACCCGCCACCAGAAAATCAAAAAGACTCAAATCTTGAAACTTTTAAAAGGAGACTGTTGAGATTTAAAGATGTGTATCTAGATACCAATATAACAAAATTATTTATATTTTTTAACCGCCCACACAAAAAACAAAGCTTAGCCGAATATGAAGAAATATTGAAATGTTTAGAAGATATTTTAAGTAATTCCGCTGGAGAAGATAATCAGTGCTTGATCATCAACAATATTAGAAAGACAGCAATCTTAAACTATAGAAATAAAAAGATTACTCAAATTGACCTTGAGTTCTATTCGATAAATCGTGATGAAAACAATGTTGAAGCACACTTAGAACACGACTCTCATTTTATTCCTGCCTACAAAAAAGCAAATATACCTGAGTTTTTGTTAAACTTCTTAAGTTCATAGAGACTTTCACTACAAAGCCTATTTTAGACTCATGACTTGACTCAGGCAGCTATATACTGGATAATTATATTATGAAAAATCCAACTATCGCACAACTAGATCAACAAATAATCGATCTCCGTAAAAAGCTGGAAGCTACATGGGATTGGAAGGGTACTTTAACTGCTGAGCAAGAAGAATTACGCAATCAGTTTTGGATTGCACATACAAAAGAAATTGACCCGCTTATGGATTTGCGGGCAGAGCTAGAGCTACAAGAAAAAATTGACAAGGCTCTTGAGGAAAACCCTGTAATTAAAGAGGTGGAAAAAGAAGTACAGACGGGTACATCCACATCTTCAAAATCCACTGTAGGCGTTCCTGCTGCTGATAAGAAGCGTCATCACTATCTTTTGCCTTTACTTAAAAAGGCAATGGCAGCCAGGTGTCATACATGGTTGGTCGGTCCTGCCGGTAGCGGTAAGTCAACTTTGGCCGCTAGCGCTGCCGCAGAATTAAAGATGCCTTACGCAGCTCTCAGTGTTTGTAGTCAGACCACTAAAACTGATTTCTTGGGTTATCTTGATGCTCACGGTGTATACAGGTCCACAAGCTTCCGTGAAATCTATGAGCATGGAGGTATCTTCTGTTTGGATGAAGTAGATAACGGAAATGCTAACGTACTAGCTGTACTCAACAGTTCTTTGTCAGGCGACGAAACATTGTTCCCTGATAAAGTTGTTAAGAAACATAAAAACTTTGTGGTTGTATCTTGCGCTAATACTTTTGGTCTTGGATCCTCCATCAGCTATGTCGGGCGTACACAGATTGATGCGGCCACACTAGATCGCTTCTTCTTTGTTGAGATGCCTTATGATGACGGCCTTGAAGCTCATGTTGCAGGCTTCTCTGGTGTAGCTTCTCCTAAATGGAATGAAGGTGCTGGTAAAGTACCTACAGTTGAGGCTTGGTTGGCTACAGTGCAAAAGGTTAGAGATATTGTGGCAGAGTTGGGAGTTAAAACGATCATCTCGCCTCGCGCTACATACAACGGTATTGCTCTAATCAAGCAAGGGGTACCTCAGCAATTCCTTGAGAAGGGGCTTTTGTATAAGAGTCTTTCTGCTGAAACTGTGGCTAAAATTCGCCAGGCTTAATAGCATGGACACAACTATCAAATTCGAATCTACAGAAGATTTTGTAGATTTTGTAGATCATGCCAGCATGATGGATGTGCTTAGTTCTGCCAGAACAGGCTGGGTTGATGGAGCTGTAGCTATTCATGATCTATTGCAGAGTTTGTCTTTGTATATCGAGCCTGAGAAGTTCTGGAAAGAATTTAACCCAAGCCTCAGTGGGTTGTTCTTTGATATTGGGCTCGTATGCGCAGGCATTCCTGAATGCTGGTTAGAGCCGCAAGATGCTCAGAATAGAGGTTCATATGTATCTACTGACCCTGACGAAGAGCGTAGGATCATTAACATAGGCTACAATGTTACCACTCCTTACAATTTCTCTAAAACAAGCGTTATTGAGCGTGGTGCGATCACTGCTATTATTGCACATCTTCTAGAGCAGTCTGGAAGAGCTGTGAGTATTACGCAATACTGTAGCATCTCCAAGAATAACCATAACTTCTACGGTTCTTTGGTTGTCAAACCTGCTGACAGACTATTGGACATGGATCTATTAAGCTTCTGGCTTGTGAGTCCTGATTCTTTTCGTAAATGCTGGATGCGTGTGCTTGAAGGGCAGCCTAACGCAAGAAAGCTTGGATTAGATAACGGTATGTATGGCAACCCTGAGCCTAGTTACGGTAAAGAGCTTTCTGATGTTTTTGTAAAAGGTATCAGAAATAAAACTGAACTTTGGACAAGAACAGACAGTGTTGAGTGGGTACGAGCTTCCCTTGAAAAGCTTGAAATTAAATATTTTTGTTAGTTGCATGACCTAGTTTTGGTCAGTTAATTGGTATAATATATTGATAGGTTACATCTTACCTTAGATACACAATGAGCCTATTATCGAACAGCATAATCAAGCTTGCAAAATCGCTTGAGTTGAAACGGTTGATAAAGGCTAAAAAAAAGTCGGATAATAACGACTATGTAGGTAAAAACAGAATACTTGCAGATCTGCTAAATAAACATCCGAAACAGTTTAAAGTGGATTCTGTTTTAGATGACAAGTACGTCGGACTAACTCACAAACCTTCAGGGTTTAAAATCCATGCACCTAGGATGCTTATTCCTATAGGTATAGAAAACAGTATGCAAAAGAAAGCTACGAAAGAAAGGGTGCGAGTGATTATACCCTACAAAGGACAATATTTGCTGGAGAGACTGGTGAACCCAGCATGGAAAGAAAATTTTGGAAAAAAACGTTTCATTGGTGGAGGAATTGAGGGAGATGAAACCCCTCAGCAGGCGGCAAGCAGAGAGCTAAGAGAAGAACTTGGCGTAACTGTGAAGCCTGGTAAATTTAAATATGTTGGTGTAGATCCAGAGAGCGGTCATCATTACTTAAGACTACCAAAGCACACTATTACTCCAGGCACATATAAAGCGTCTGTAGGTTCAGATCCTTTTATTAAACTGGAACACGGTCGTCCTCATGGAGATGACTATATTGGGCCTGACATTAAAAAATTAAAAAAACCTTTTTGATAAATACAGCTACCATAAAAATGAGCGAGCTTAATAAACGAAAAGCGTCTGTCGTACATGGAGATATCCTTGGAGGTAGAAAGCATCCTATAAGCTACCATATCAAACATGCATTTAATGAGACTGTTGAAGTGTTTGAAGCCTTATTTAAGTTGCAGTTTAGAGAAGCTCACCTAGAGCTGCAACAAGTTATATTCGGCTATTCTATGTGGCTGTATCAGATCACAGGTGTAGATTTTTATTTATGGGGGTGCAACGACACTGTTGAAGAATTCTATAACAGAAGAAAAGTATGGTTGGAAATATTTCGACTATATGATCTCGAATTCAAAAGCGAGTATCTGGATGACGGCAGCAACTTCAGAAGACCTCACAAAATAAAAGAAGCTATGCGTCGTGCAGGGTTTCATATAAACAATATGTTGGCAGGTAGTTTAAGTCGTAAATACACGATGCTGAACCCACCAAAATAAATAATATGTTACAAAAAATCAAACAGCAATTAATAGACAATATAGTGCTGTTAGTTATAGTGACAGCAGGCTCAATAGGTTCATTTAAGTCTGTTCAAGTCAATATACGTGTGAAAGAGCTAATTGATATGCAGCAGAGAATCATTCAATTAGAAAACACATGCATCGAATTATCTAGAACACAAGATGATCTGGATGATTTAAGACTTGAACTGGCTAAACACCTATCAGGGCAAACAACTAAAAAAAAGTGATAATGCAAAGAACTTGGCACCCAACGCCCAGTTCTTTTTTAGCTATCAGCTTCAATATTGTCATAGTATAATGCTTATATGGAAAAACCTAAAGTAGCCTCAAAAAAGAAACCTAAAGACCAGCCTAAAAAAGATACTAGTCCTAAAGTTTATCAGAGAGAAAAGATAGACTTTGAACTACATGTCCGAGAGCTTCCATGGACAGAGAAGCAAAAGGCGCTAATAGAGCTTGGCGGAAGTAAAGACTGCAGGATCATTTTCCTGGCAGGTCCTGCAGGCAGCAGTAAAACCCTCAGTGCTGTGAGAATCGGTCTTGAGTTGCTTAACCAGAAGAAGGTTAGTGATCTTGTGTTTGTTAGAGCAGCTGTTGAAAGTGCTGATTCTAAACTAGGCTTTCTCCCTGGAGACATTGCCGGCAAATACGAGCCCTATATGGGGCCGTTTGAAGATAAGATTGAAGAACTTCTTCCTGCTGGAGAAGTTAAAAGACTTAAAGGCGAGGGCAGGTTTATCTATCAGCCTATCAACTTTGTACGAGGAGCTAGTTGGACTGCCAGGTGTGTGGTTATAGATGAATGTCAGAATATGACAATCAACGAAATCCAAACACTACTTACGCGCATAGGTAAGTTTACAAGAATGATCCTTTGCGCAGACAGTGCTCAGAGCGATCTGCCTAAAGCTAAACAAGGAGGTTTTGATAAGTGCCTGCACATGTTCAATACTCCTGAAGCTGAAAAAATGGGCATCTATAGCTTAGCGTTTACTAACGAAGATATTATGAGAAGTGAGCTATGTAAGTTTATCGTTCAAACATTCGACGACAACCACAACACATTACACCCTGCTCATTAATATGAAGACATTGCTGTATATTCTATTTGGATTAGGGGTTGTGATGGCTAGTGCGGTAGGTACGTTAGTAGCATTAATAACCTTAGCTAGACTATTTTTCTGATGAGGAGAGATCTGTGCATATTTGCGATATTGGCTTTTGTTTGCCTCAGCGATATTTTCCCAGGGCAACACGAAGATGAGTCGTATATTATACGCAGAATATATCTGGATGTTTTGGGTGTAGTGCCTCTGCCTAACGAAATAGACTGGTACTGCGTTTACAATGATAACGGCTATAGCTTAGCTGTAGAATGGGTTTTATCCAGACCTAGAGATCGCTGGACTCCCGGCTGGGATCATATGAGCGTTGAAGATGTTAGGAAAACGCTTGTATCTCAAAACTACAAAAACTTCAAAAAAATGCCGTTGAGTAGAGAGCAGCTAAATAAACAGTTGTGCTATATAGCTGGTGAAGAATACTCTGGAGATTATGCTAGTGTTATAAAAGCCAGAGGCAAGCTGATTAAATATGCGCTAGAAGCTACAGACAATGATGTTGATGCTGTAGACTATCTAGCCTATCAACTTATGAGTAGAGTCACCACCATGACTGAAGCCAACTATCTTAAAAGTAAGCTTAAAGATTATAAGCTTTCATCTAAAACAGAAAACCTGGCATGGGAAAGTTTGCTAGATGAGTTGCTAGGGTTTGAAGATGTGCGAAACAGATAGTTAAAAGCTAACTACTGAATCGTTGGCCCCGCCGAGTCTCCGCCTTCTTTCCTGTTCTTTCATGATCTCCTCAGGAGTGAGCACTTTATTTGTCTCGCTTTCTTTAATAGCAGCAATTTCGCTAGTTTGCAATTCTACTTTTTTTTTACAACATCCGTATCATGCTGGGTATCTTGCGGCATGACTTGCGGGGTGCCACTTTCTTCCACTACTAGAGCTTTGAGCTTTTCAACGTATTCTTTTTCTTCACTTTCTTCTCTAGCTTTTCGAGCTTCAAGTAGTTTGTTCCAGGCTAAGACTAGAGTTACAGCGAGAGGGTCAAACACAAAGATAAGGGCAAATATAAAATAGCGGACGCTTTCGTCCACAGTAGAGTTGGTGGCTGCTGCAATAAACTTAAACGAACCTACATCAGTGTTAGTGTTCATATCTATCTTCAGTGTAGATATGCTCTTCTCTAGCTCGATGATTCTTTCTCTATCTTTCACTAGAGTTTCCTCTTTTTGTTTAATCTCAAGATTAGCTTCTTCGATAGCTTTATATGCCTGTTCTCTGGGAGCCTTATAGTTACCAGCATCTTTGACTCGCTGCTCCTGATCTTGTCTCAGCGTGGTGAGACTTTTGATACGTTCGCTATGTTCAGCTACACCTGTTTCAATAGCTGTTTTTTCTGCAACCAAAGACTCTATTTTACTTTCAAAAGCTCCTACTGAAGCTGAGTGTGTTTGGTAAGCACTAGTAAGAAATCCAAATATACCTAAGCTGGTTATACCCATCAAAGTAACTACAGCTACACACAAATATACTCTCAAGAGCAAACTGATCTGCTTCCAGTAGGTGTGTAGAAAGCTAGCTGCAACCAATTTTCCTATTTCAAGAGAACTAGCCATAATGCCGATAGCTAGCGCACTACCAGAGAAAAGAACTATCAGTCCTTTTATGCTAAAAAAAGCAGCACAACCTGCAACAAACAAAGCTGAAAATGCTACGAGTAGAATAAACATAATGAAAATATGATACCAATTACTACAATAAAAAACCAGCCCATAATCACTAGGATCATGAGCTGGTTATCTATGATATCAAATATTAAGCCTAACTAGAGGTTGTGCTAATTTGTGGAGCGATAATCTCAAGTTTAAGTACAGATAACCCTAGCTCGGCATCATACTCCAAAGCAGCTTTTGATACTCCTGTAAGTTTTGTATTACCAACATACACCGCTGTGGTGTCTGTGTACGTACCTGGAAAGAAAACCGCGTTACTCAACTCGACGTTATATGGGGTGTTTCTTTCAACATCCGACTTATCGTCAAAAGAATGAGGCTCATCATTTGCGCTATTGAACTGGTCATACTTGTTCCATAGACATGCAGCACTTCCGCACTCACAGCATTCATTTTGATCATCATCTTTATTCTTTAAGAAGCTCTTGATAGATTCGATGCTGTTTTTGAACTGCTTTAACTGACCGGTTACTGTTTGTCTTTTTTTCTTATTAATGCTCATGTGTTTGTTAGTTTAATGTTTCGAGGAAATCATAATACCTGGCAACTACGTATAAAAAATCACTTAGCCTGTTTAGGTACATAGCAAGCAAAGGTCTGTACTGATGGCTATCACTTTCACACTGTTCTTCGTTCTTTGCAATTAAAAAAGAGCGTTCTGCTCTTCTACATACTTTAGAAGCAAAATCGCATAAAGCGCTTGCATCGCTATTACCATACATAACCCAATCTGTCTGCTTGGTATTAGTACTGCTTTCGTAAATCTGTAGGCTATCTTCCAGCTGCTCTAGATGCTCGATAGTAATATATGGATACTTCGATACATACTCAGCACGCTTGTCTGGTTCGGTAGCTACCTCACCCATCAGCCAGGTTAGTTGTCTTTGAATTGTGTCAAATTCATGTACATAGTCGCGTGTATTTTCTTTACGGACTAGCTGACGCTTGACTAGTCCTAGTGCAGCATTTAGCTCATCTATATCTCCTACAGCTGCAATACGTTGATCGCATTTACTTACTCTGGCGCCGAATAGCATGCCAGTTGTTCCTTTGTCTCCTGTTTTAGTTGCAATACTCATTCACACAAACTACAGCAGCTTTTTTACAAAGTCCAGTAGAAGATGATGTTTTATACAATCTTGCCATCTGTCGCGAATATTATTCTCTATGTAAAACCACCATTTGTGTGCTTCTGGATGAGGCCCTATGACTCCAACACGTCCTTTTTTATGTGACTGGATAATTGCCGCAGGATCACCGTTCATATAGCGTGCCACTATTTCTCCCGAAACATACCTGCATCCTCTTCGAGCTACAAATGTTGCACCATCTGCGAAGTACATGCATTCATTGTTTCCTTCCCACATCAGCTCAATTACCGCTGGTTTTTCGTGATGTACTACAGCATCTTTCCTTTTAACATACTGAACTACCCTGGTGTTCTTTTTAAGTAGATTTAGATAATGGTGTCCTGCAAAATAGCTACCCATACATATACCAAGATATCTGCCTCCGCAGGCTACGTAACTTTCTATTAAACCAGCATAGTTTTTTAGTTCAGAGTTATCATACTGATCTGACTCTCCTAAACCTCCAGGTACGACTAAGCAAGTTGCTTCGTGTAATAATTTTTCAGAAAGTTCTTTGTATGGAAAACTGCTAGGGCCTACCAAGAGTACAGAATACTCTCTCGAACTTTCGAGAACATCTCGAACACCGTCAGCGCAGTCTATGTTGCACATCGGATGTTCTGTATATACCAAAAATAGAGGTTTTGGTTTAGTCATAACCACCTGCCCGTATGATAGCACCCCCCTAGCTAAAAATCAGCCCAAAAGTGGGATAATACTATGACTAACTAACTAGTCTTTTACTTAACTACTACTATTATGCAAACAACTAATACAACAGACTTCATCGGAGTAAACGCATTTGCCCTAAAAAGGGAATATGCTTTAAATGTAACTTGGAAAGAGCTCATGCTAGAGCTTGAGTCAAATTGGGAGGATGCAAAATGTACAGAGCCCGGCATCGTAATTGTGTCTGTCCCTCCCAGCTTTATCAAAGGGGAAGTAGTTACACTGAAGGGAGGGGAGGCGCTTGTAGCTTCATTTGAGGCTAGACATGGAGTAAATGAGTTACCTAGAAAAACAATCAGAGGGCACTACACCCTTAATCCAGACCCAGTTAAGGCTGCTGATGTCATCTTGTACTCACATGAAAAGCTCGGTAAAGATGCGACAACGGATTGTAGCTGGGAAATCGTTACGTTCCGTGGTATGGGGGATCCTGATCAGCCTCAGGCATTAGATAGTTTACTTTACAACCTATTTGGCGGTAGTGGAGGTACATCTATAGCAAAAGGCAAGTCAGCGGAAGAAAAGCTGGCCATGATCGAAGCTAGCTGGAATGAGTGGAAAGATAAGGTGGTCATTGCACTACCCCCAACAGACAAAAAATAATATGCAAATAACAAGAAAATCTGAAATATCTGGGAAAGTCCGTACGCTCGAACTGCCGGTGACTGAGGCGCAGCTGACAGCATACCACGGGGGTATGCTGCTACAGCATGCGTTCCCAAACCTTACGGCAGGTCAGCGTGAGTTTATTAAAACTGGGATTACTGATGAAGAGTGGGACTCACTCTTCGGTGGAGGCGAGGAAGAATAGCTCCAATTGAAAGAGAGAGCCGCAGTCCTTAATTGGATCTGCGGCTCTTTTTTTTAGCTATCGGCTAAACCCGTCGAATTCGACAGGGTTAGATTTCGAGAGAACATGCACCACCTGCGCATGCGACTTCACCTTTAAAGTCTGTATTATCCTTACGTTCTTTAATGTCCTCAAACCTGAAGTCTTCTGCAATTAGTGCAAAAGCTTTATCCAGGATTTCAAACACCTCAGGGTGCGGCGGCTGACTATAAGGAAGATATTTATAATCTCCGCCGTCATAAGGTATGAGACTAATACCGTAGTAAGAATTTCTATTGTCTAACATCCATCTTCTGATGGCTTCTTTTTCATGCTCATGGTAATTGATGGTTAAGCTAATATTATGTGTATTAGGTCCTTCCACATGACCAGGCAAGATCCAGTTGTCGTACAAGGCTTTTACACGTTCGAGGCATTGTACAGCTGTTTCCTGACTGCGTAGCAAGGTCGTATCATATAGTTTAATAGGTACCTGCATAATCATATCATTGCTGTTGAAAGGATCATCCACAACAAATGCAGGGAACCGCTTGCTAAGAGCTTTGCTTAGAGCACTGCTCTTATCCATACGCACTCTACGAATGTATCTTATTTCATGTCCTGCGTGTACACCAGCTGTTGTTCCTAACCAGCTGCTACTAGTCCCTGAAGGTTTGGTTGTGGTGATTCTTCTTGCAGGCTTAATACCTAGCTTAGCTGCCCACAGCTTATTAACTTCTACAGCTGTTTTTGCTCCCTCAGAAAGATTTTCTGGAGTAAGGATGGCCTGAGCTTCTGCCTGTCCTGTGATACTTACACCTAGCAAGGCTTCATCATCTGCATTCTTTTTCCACTCAGACTGAACATATTTGAAGTCTGTGTAGGTTGCCTGTAAAGTGCCAATAATAGTTGCACTAACCACTGCCTTAAGCCAATCTTCTTTACTAAAGCATTGCGCCGCATTGATCTCTGTAAGGTTGCAGACACCCATGCTCTTAAGAGCAATCTCATGACAAGGATTGAACCCCATATCGTCGTCGTTAGTAAGGCTCAATCCAGGTTCAGCCTGTCCTCCTGCAAAACAAGCGTCAATCACTCTACCAGCTTTATCTTTAAAGTCTGGGTCATCTTTGCGTAGAACTGCTGAGTTGTTGGCTCTAGCCAATTCAGGATATTTCTCCCACCAGTTATTAGCTTTACAGTTGAGAAGCTCCTCATCGTCCACATCAAACAAACTGATCAAAGCACCTCTACGTACTCCACCCACAACCACGCAGTCTGCAATCAAACAAGAGATCCTGTGACATTCAAACGGAGTTAACTGGCGACCTACCGCTTTCCTAAGGATTGCACGAACATTAGCATGCATCTTGATTAAGGCTTTTGGTCCGCTAGCTGTACCGCCAGTACTTAATGGTGCACCCATAGGTCTGATGGTAGTGTAATCGAACTGCAGATCAGGATTACGGAAAAGCTCCATCAAGCTATCGCACCAGCCTTCTGCAGAGTCTGCGATAACGTAGGGAGCTTCGACAGCACCTTCAGGAATAGCTGGCAAACTTTTGATATGGGTTTTCTTTACACTAAACCCCACACCCACACCACTCATACTCATATAGAACAAGTCAGCAAAATCTCTGTACTTTGTGATATTGATAAAGCTGCAGTTGAACATTCGGTTGTTACGTCTTTCAATAGCTTCTCCTGCAAATTGAAAACTACGCATACTAGGTACTACGCGACCAGCATACACCTGCTCATAGGCTTTCTCGATAGGTTCGGCGAGCTGAGGAAATTTACGAATATGCATGTCCATATTCCTCTTAATTGTCTCGTCTCTGCTTTCACGTCTTAATTCCTCTGGAAGGTATTTTGCGTATGTCCGATAGTGTACGAGCTTGCTTAAAAATTCTTTACTCATGTTGTTTATTTGTTTGTTTTGTTACCGACTACTAGCTACCTAGTAGACCTATAATAGTACCAAAACTTAGGTTTTGCCTACAAGAATTTAAGTTTTCAGGTCAAAAATTTAAATCTTGCCTTTAACCAACAATCTGAATGCCTTCACTATTAAGCTTAGTTGTGACCCACGAGGGTAAGGGTAAGCTGTATGAAGATTCATTCAAATTAGACCCTGAAACTATACCTGCCTTACGGTCAGCATTTTGTACAAAACCTGCAGTCTTAGACAACATGGTTAGTGGAATAGAGTGCTCTTCACTCAATTCTTTAAGCAGTTGACTAAGTGAAGTTATTTGAGGTTCGTCATAATCTGCCCAGTAGGTGTAGCCCTTAAAAGCTCTTTCAAAAACTTTACCACGATATAAGCTATTATGCAGCCCCTTGAAGCCAAAGGCATAATAGTTATTATTTTCTTTTTCTAAGAAAAGCTCGTTAGTTAAAAACACAGAGATAGAACGCCTATTGATTTGCTGAAAGCGTTTACCCGGCCCTACGTGTTCTGTCCAATTAGAAGGGTCTACGCAAGCGTATATTGTTCCATCTCTTCCAATTACATAATGTCCTCCAGATTTGGCAGCCATAGACTCCCATTTCTCCATAAGGCATGTTTCTGCAGCCTGCGAGGAAGTGTAACTATGTCTTGTACGAGAAAAAGATCCGTAGAGAACAATGTTTGTTTTTGATGAAGCTGCTGGAATGTAAGTTCTAGAGCTGAGGGCGTAATGTTTTTTTGTAGTCATCTGATAATGCTAGTTGGCGTAATACAATGTTGTACTGTTTTGCTTTTTCGAATGCCTGAGTATCTTTGTCATATACCTCATCATACACAACTTCTTTAACTCCATGAGCAGCCATGAGTTCTATACAATCACTGCAAGGAGATAAGGTTACATATAGAGAGTGTACTTCTCCTACTCCTGCATGCTCTAAGCAATTACGTTCGGCATGCACTACAAAAGGGCGTCTGGCATCTCTATCCGTCCAGTCAATCTCTACACCTTTTTGAGCGCCATTGTATCCTGTAGCTACTGTAGAGTGATCTTCTCTAAAAGCTACTGCTCCGACAGTTACATAAGGGTCAGGAGATCTTGTGGCTGCCGCGTAAGCCAAAATCATGCCGTACTGATCCCAATCAGGTCGAAGTCTTTCTGTTTTGTTCATAATGCGCTAACTTAGCACATTGAACGCAGCCCGGCAAAGGTTCTTTAGCATGATTTCGATCTCTTCGTCTTTAATCTTCTCAAAATTACGAAAAGTAGGACGCTCACCATCAAACTCTGCCTTAAGAACGAACGAGCCTTGATAGACGATAGATATTTCGTCGGTGTCTAGGTTGTAGTCAAATTCGAACGTCATTTGTTTTGAGTTTATACTGATTTTCATCTACTATAACTAAATATGAGCTTAAGTAAACAAGAAAAAATAACTAAACTAAAAGATTATTTTAGAAACATGAAACTTGATGCTAGTGTCATGGGGCGTACATTAGGTTCAAGTATCAGTTTTGTCACACCTCAACTTATACTAGAGGCTTCAAAAAAACTATTAAAAGTCTTTGGACGTCATGTAGAAGCAGACGATAGAGATAATGTAATTTTCTCTAAATTTCTAGGTGCAGAAGATTACTTAAAAGAGCATATCGACCACGATGCTGGTAAGATACAGTTTAAGGCAAAAAATAAGCTTAGGCAGAAAAGGAACTTATCATGGCTGCATGCAGGGTTCTTTTCTCCTCAAGTAAAAAGCGTATTTGTTGGAAATTCACTAGCTCAGAATATTGAGGGTGTGAACCCTATGGAGCAATATATGCTAGCCCATAAGGTTACTAAAATGGGGGCAGGAGGTATAGGATCTAATGAGGCCATTCCTGACAGCTCTAGAGAAGTTAACGAGTCTCAGTTTGGTTTGCTAGATCCTATTCAGACTGTAGAGGCTACTACTATCGGAGTAGTCAACTTTTTCGTGAACAACATCCGCAAGGGTAATGATGGTAAGTTGTATAGACAGGTAATAGACAACAGTACAGGTAAGCCTGTATGGATAGATCATCAGGAATTTCTAAGTTCCACTGTAGATGTACCAGAACATTGATTAATGTTCATACTACGTAAACGCAAATGACATCGTTGCTCCGAAAGTGATAGTAAGTGTTATAGGAATAGCGGAGAATGATGTTGGGGTTTTTACAGGATTATATGGAGAATAAGATGCTATAGAGCCCATCTTTACAGCGCCAGCTGTATTAGGATCTCTATCGTAAATGTCTGCTTTTACACTAAAAGTAACGTCTGTTGATGAGCTTCCTAAGTTATCGCGGTTGAAAGACACATATCCTAGGCTGTTAGCATGCGTAATCATGGTCCAGCCCGAGCTCCAGAACGAAAGGCCAAATTCAAAATCACTACAAGATGTGTTAACTAAATTAAAAACATCTGAAGTTAGGCTTTGATACCAAACATTTGGATTCAGTGTGGCAACCATAGTAGTTTTGGTTGGTTTATCTGTCTTGTATTTGTCAAAATTTATATCAAAAGTAGCTGTTGTAGTTGTACCTGTATACCGAGTATATGTAGTAGGGGTAGTATGCGAAGTTATAGTATATCTATAGAATGCGACAGGGTCCATGCATGCCCATGTGGTACCAGTTACTAGATAAGGCATCTTGGTCCAAGATGGTTGCGCACGGCCTGCTGGCGAAGTGTCGCAATCTGCAGGAACCCCGCCTGCTTGACAAGTTCTAGTCACAAATTTTTTACCAACAAAAACACCATCTACAGCTAATGAGGGTTGTGAAATACCGCCCGTCCAAGACATAATTACACGAATCCACTTAGGTTTTGCCCCACATGTAGCAGTACACGAACAACTACTTCCTGATAATATAGGCCAATTAGGTACTGCCATAACTATTATTGCATAAACACCCAAGCAGGTTTATTTACACCTCCCACGCAAACAGACACTTGGGTTAATTTTAGTAGAGTAAATCCTGCTGCAGCAGAAAAATCTAATAAAGTTCCGTACCCTTCACTGGCTATATACATAGAGCAGGTACTGCCGTCTAGCTCGATCCAGTTGTATTGGTCGCCAGATAACTTTAATTTTGTGGTTGTTAAGTCACTGTATGTATAAGTCGAAGAATACACTGTCACACTGCTCTGATTAATGTCTGTATATGGGGCTTTTCCGCCTGGCGAGTACATGGTTAATGAGC